ATGACAAAGCCCTGGCTTGGGAAAGTCGGGGCTTTGTTTATACAAAAAAGAGGATGCATCGTTTCGACACACCCTCTTTTGCTAACAATCTTTCTTAACCTTAATATGAAAAAAACTAACCTATGTAAGTTATCTTGGTTTATTAAGCATACGGGGGGTGAATTGGACGGTAAACCCCAACAAACTTTCAGATTTGTCTAGTTTGCATATTAGTACAAGTCGGAATGCTTTGTATGGTGTGCCATGGAAACCTCGCATATATTTATCGGTACTACTCCATACTGCATGCCAGTTGAATAAATCATTTGAGCCATACAGAATTTGTGAGACATGGCTACTCTTGAAATATCCGCGTTGTATGATGGTGTCTATTGTTTTGAACATGTTTGGATCATCTATCTTGAATGGACGGGTAACAGCTAATGCTGTAATGGATTTTACTGTGTCATCGGCTTGTGAACAATTGATAAGTTTATTATCAGAAGTCATGGCGAGTGCCTCGGGATAGGAGTTTAAATTACTTACGATGTTGCTTTGTATCATTCCCCATTGTTTGCTTTCCATAGAATACAGGTAAGCATATGTACATGATGGATTGTAAATGATAATACGTTGATGTGTGTAATCATAAATCATCCTACATCTTTTAAGGAATTCGCGGAAAGTGAGAAATTGAAAGTCGATTAGATAAAACCCATTGTTGTTGATTAATGTATTCAAGTGGGGTAGGGAGTCGACAGAGAAAGCTAATTCGCTATCAATGATATCGGAAATACATTGGCTTGTAGAGCCACTGATAAGCATAATCCCACGGTCGGTAGCGAATAGGACGGCATTATCAATTTGAGTAATACTATCTGTATTGACACATACATCGCGTGTGATTGGTTGACGCGCGGAATAAGAGCCTGTAGAAGAAACTTCGAGAGCCCAGATTCCATCAGTAGAGAAGCAATAAAGGGGAAATTGCCCAAATTGACCTTGCGATAAAGCTTTTGCGGCTGAACTGAGTCCAATAATTGTACCTGTTCCAACAGCGCAGACTCCGAGAGCGGGAAATGAAAAAGGATCGTTTACATCCGAAGTGTATATTTTGTTTAAATATGGGATTCCAATCTCTGTGTCAGTGATGAGACTCATATCAGGTTTACTAGAGAAACTTGTGTTGATACTTCCATATACCCCATTAAGTGTTTCATGTTTATGTAATTTGTTGAATGAATAGGATTTCGTTCCATTTTCATCTATGCGCTCAATTAAAAGTTCTGTTGCATTGATGTTAGGATAAAAGAAGTATGAATCAACGATATTCATTGGTATACCGGAAAGAAACTGTACCATAACCTTTCGTTTCTCTGCTTCAATGAAGATGTATGCTTTATAGGAATATGTTTTCTCAACGGCTTTTTTAGTCTCGTCATCATACTCTCCATTAGCATATTGAAAACAAGATTCAAGTGGGAATGTCGGAGGGATAATAGTTACTCCGGTCAGATTTAGACGTGCGTTGTATGGAAATGCATGTTTTGCGACAATTATTCCCATTAAATTGCTGTCACCCTCCATTACTTCTTTTGCCTCAAGTGAATTGAGAGCACCATTTTCAATAGAAACAATGTTCTCTCCAGATTGTATATTCTTTACGTCAATAGAAGAGATGAGGTAAAAAGGTAATGACGAATCATTGTCTACAAGTGATTTACCTGACATTCCAAAGAATAGTTGGTTAGAATTTATTGATTCACTTGCATTATGATACCGATATATTAATTTACCGTTGATATTCTCATTACTGGAGTTAGCGCAATAACTTAAAGATGCGGACGAACCACCCATTGGTCCCCAATAGGCATATGGGGAGATTGATTTGCACATACTATCCTGATCAACAGTATAGAGTGGGGGAGTGATAAATATATCAATACTCTTAACCAATTCCCCCCATTCGGCTACAGATTCTTTCACTTCATCGAAATTTGTTATCTCGTAATATAATCTAGATGCAACATACGATACAACCATATTGAATTTGGTGTATAGACCATTGTTAACTTCATAACCTGTATAATGTATGAGATAAGGTATGCCATATGATGGGTAGACTTTTACTGGAGATGAAATGTAGTTGAGGGTTCCGTCATACATACGGTAGGCATATCTTATCATGAATGGGTATTGGAATAATCCTGCTTTTTTGGCATCGGCGGTATATTTATTGGTAAATGCCAACACAGTATCTCTTACAGCTTGGCTGGCTTCTATTGAGAGAATAAGTGAATTAAGAATAATAGACGGAGTAAATCCGGGGAAACTTGCAGATAACATATCCGAGTTTCCCATAGATGCTCTTAGTCGGAAAGAGAGCGATGGAAATACTGGGTTACTTCCCATGAGTGCATATGTTCCTGACTTGTAGAGGGCATAAATTATGCCCTCAGAAGTGAGTATGATTAATGTGTTTCCAAGTGATGTTACCTGATAGAGTTCTCCAGAAATAGATACTATATCTTCGGGCTGCTTATCAGTGTCGTTAGAGGATAACCATTGTAAGGCGGTGGATTCTGTATCGTAAATTATGTAATGTTTATATACCGAGATGTTGTGTATGTATATCACTTTTTTCCCTTGTGGGAGAGTGAATAAACATTGAGGCTTTTGAATGCCTTTTAATACTCCATCTTCAGGAATAAGATTCATTGCAACTGACAAGTCACCATCTGCACATTCGTAATCTGATGGATTGGCAGAATATCCATTGTACTTAATCTCTTTTATCATATTACAAAAGGTATTTAGTGATAATTGGTAATAGTTTACCGTATTCGTTTTCCGTTGGTTCTCCTACACATAATCTTGCTTTAGCTGTTGCTCTACATTCTTGGAGAATTGCTGTACAAAGTCTGCTTGATGAAGTTCTGAAATGATTTCCTGCCTTATTCGTTGGGAATACCATCGCTTCATGCCTCCCGTTTGGTGAACGTAGTCTAACATAAAGGTAAAATTCATCTTGGTCAATCATTATGTCCAAAACATCTCCGCGTGAGAGCTGGAGATGTTTTGCGACGCGAGCACTAATATCTATCCGTCCTGATGCGTAAAAGGTGATATCAGCTTTTCGGGTGTTTCCTAATATACTTTGCATTTGGCTTGTCGAATTTATAATAAGTTTTTCCTTGTGGAGTTTTCTGAATTGATACGGACAATTTTACTCGACAGTTATCGGATAGTCCATATTCATAAAGGATGCGGCCGACTGACGGACAGAGCGTTTCAAATCCTATACATTTATACTTGTCGTTGTATTGAATATCGCACATTTGGGTTGCTTGTTCAATAACTGGATTGATTATGAATCCGAATGTATCGTCTCCAGAAATACGGAAAACGAATACATGCGCTGCATCACTCTTCCTGGCATTATTCTTGATATGCAAGAACAAGCGTTTGGAAAGCGTTATAGAGTTGTCGGCAGGATCGGCAATCACATAATACAGGAGTGATTGCCACCATAATTTTAACTTACTGATAATCATAGTACGAAAGTATGATGAATGATTAGCTTTTGTAGTTTAACTTTTTACTGACGTATTGAGATGTACTCGACGCGAACGGAAAGAAACTGTTTCGACAAACCGGAATGACAGAGTTGTTTCGATTTCCAGTCGATGCCGGTTGGCGGCTTCTTTTGTTGCAAAAATGTAAGAACAGATTTCTTGCTTTGTTGTTCCTTTTGTTGCTACAATGTTGGCATAATATTTGCGTCCGAAGAGGAACGCAATGATTTCTTTTAATACTGTTGAATTCATAATCTATTGGTTTTAATCTGTGAATAAATTCTTTTGTTCCGGTTGTTTGGGAGTAGGGATGATGCTATTAACACGTTCAATCTCCCGGTCAATCTCGGCTTCGAGTGCTTTGCAAATTCGTAAATTAGCTTGAGTACGACATTTGAAATTATTCTTTTTGTGCTTTGCGCAATGGCAACAACTTCTCCAAGTTCATATTTCGGCAATATCTCGCCCATATCAAACTCTCTTTCATCAGCATCGTACATACAAGGCCAATCAACAATCTTTTTGTCAGAATGGTGTCTGTGTATATTGAATCCTGCGACCCATTCTCCCCTAAAAGTTCTTGGACATTTGATTATTCTTCTCGTCATAGTCTTCCGCCCTTCCAATACAGCTTGAGTAAGCCAAATTTATCATTGAACATTATTTTCTTCATTGTAGTATTCTTTATTAAAGTGTCCGTTGGCAATCAGCCAATCAATAGCCAATACACAAGATTCGACAGGTGATGCGGTTTCAAAGGATTTCACATAGGGATAAGAGAGTAACCAAGCATCGCTTGTTTCGTGATGCAAGCCAAAAACATTCTCACTGGTTCCTATTCTGATTTCGGTCGGAAGTAACTCCAACAGCCTACACAAACTCCATGCTGGAACATCCTTGCCCCACAATCTATCAAACACCTCTTCACCGGTCATTGGTGTTCCATCTGGATGCTTATGAAAAGGCGATGCTAACTTTGCTATTCTTTCCGGTGTCCAAAACTTCCCTCTTGATGTTGGCGGCTTAGTTTGCAACTCCCATTCCAATGCAGATACTTTACTCTTTGTGTAATGATACACCATATCTGCTGTTCCCGGCTTTAGTCCCAAAACGAGCAATCTTTTTGACTGCTCACGGGTAGTACATATTTGCGATTTAAACTCCATAATTTTTGTTTCTATTTAATACACTATCGAATTATTGTAATTTCAAGTTTTCACTAACAGATTCAGCATGGATACCTTTACATATTTCCACATTTTTGCCGGTTTCTATGCCTCTCATAGCGCATAGAGCATCAATATCCGACTTTGATTCTCTGGCCTTACCAATCTTTTTTCCTTTAAGGAAATTATCTATTTCACTTTTTGTGGTACGTACAAGAGCTGTGATATTATTTTCTGTTTCCAATATCCTTTTGCTCTCATCAAATTTTTCTGAAAGGCCTATAACACAACCGTATAGGAATGATTTTAAATACATAATAAGGCTTTTGGGGCTTTTCCCGTATTTCCATATACAATCATGTTTATATTCCTCATAATTACGTTTGCCGATAGCTATAAACTGGTGAGATAAAAAGGAAATGAGATACAGAACTACTTCAACATTCTTTTTTCGTCCTATTATTTCAAATTCACTACGTTTCATTCTGCCATTATTAAATTTGCTAATAATAAGACTACGGCACATATTATATTCACAAACTACTGATATGAGGTCACTATACCATCTACCATTTGTGCTTATTTTGAAAGGTATTTCTTCTGATACAATTGGATTCTCTAACTTCTCTTGCTCCGGTATATCGTTTTCAGTTAGATTATACTCCATCAACAAGCGTGTTATGCCTGCCGCAGCTGCATTTGCTTCGCCTTCGTTACCCAATGCAGTAGCTGACTCTTTTAGATTCATTAGCTTGCGCAACTTCTCTAATATTTTATCTTTCTTTGTTTTCATAATACTTGTTTTTTGATATTAGTTAAAACTGATTTCCACGTACCTATAGAACCGTATGTATCCGAAACAATAAGAGGGATTCTCTGTATTATCACCTATCTCAATTCGCACGTTATAGCCTTTCATCCGTAAAAAGCGTGCGGCTATTTCGTAGACGGTGTATCGTTTCTCATGAATGTCCCAGTAGCTGATTCCACGCTCTGTTTGAGGAATGCCTTTTTTCAGAATCTTCTTAAAGGATTTGATGGTTCGTATGATTTCTTTTTTATTCATTTTTGGTCCTCCTTTTTTCCACCATATTTTTCAACATAATTCCTCCTCCGTATTAGCTAATTCCTCCTTGATCGCTTCTTTCAGTGCAGGTAATATTTTCGATGCAAACCTTTTGCAACAGCCTTGCATTTCCTTTGTGCTACATTGATAAGAAACACTTTGGAACATTTTACGTGAAAAATAGTCTTCATCAAGGTGTAGGATAAATTTCCGTATATCTTCCTGAGTAGACCAGCAGTAATTAAAATTACCCCAATCTGTCATTGCAAAGAACTCTTTGCTGTCTGTTAACATCACTTCACCCAACCAACAATTAGAAACGGTCCGCAATGAATATCTATATACTGTTTCTTTTGCCATAATGCTTATAATTTATAAATCAAAATATTCTTTACATTTAAATCCTTTTCTCGGCTCAAAATCCTTAAACTCACATGTCCTAAATATCCACTTCTTATCAGCCCACCCAGCCAAATCCTTTTGCCATTGAGGGATAATCTGACGAGGATTGTTTAAGTCCCGGTAAGGCTGGCAATATGGTAAGAATCGCCTGCCTTTTGTTCTCCAATAATTAACGCGGGTAAATGCTTCCTTAAAGTCATTCAATAATATACAGTAGAAAAAGTATTCGCCCTTATAGCCATACTTATCAATCAAAGCCGTAGCCCGTTCACATTCCGCGATTTGTCCCGGTGTATCACAACCGAATCGTATACGCTTTATCCATTTCACCTTTGCAAGCAACCGGGCCATATCATCCGTTACCAGCCGGGCATCTAATCCCTGATTAAAGTCAACCCGCACGCCCATGGAGATTATTTTTTCAATCTGCTGCAAACCGTAGTCGGATGCAAGAATGTTGTTATCCATGAGAATCACATTTTTTCGCCCAGCAGATACTTCCGCAATATCCATGTAAGGAGCAATGTTTCCCTCTTTGGCAGGCACAACACACCATTTACAACGATTAGGACAACCCCTTGTCAAAAAGCCATAAGCCAAATTCTTATCAACATTATACAGATCGTAATCAGGAATCATTCTATCAATTTCCGGTAGAAGAACCTTTTTTATGTCATACCCTGTACCGCCTTTCTCTATCTGATCAGCATTAGTTATCCATTGCCGATAATCCTCTGTAAAGCTGAATACTTTAGCCATATAAACTTTATCATAATGATCGAAAGGATTATACCACCCAACCTTGTCACCCTTTGCCTTATGATAACTGCTGATTTTCATCAAGGCAAGATTAGGATAATTGCTATCAACAGCCAATAGTCCGATGTTCATTTCTATTGTTGTTATTAGTTAAACACTATCTTCTGCTGCAGCACTTCGTCTGCATAATATTGATTGAAACTTTTATCACTTATCCACCAATTAAACCCAAATTCGGCATCGGTGAAGTTACGATTGAGATATCCCGCATCAATCAATTTTTGAATTGTTTGTATCCACTTTCGCTTCATATGAGGAAAACGCTGGCAGTCTTTTAGCTTCTGTTTGTAGTTAGACATCGGGCAAAGAATACATCCAATACGCTTATAGCCTTCATCGTATAATTTGCAGTGCGGTATATTATTTGAGTTAAGATACTGCCAAACTTCACGTTCAGTCCAGTAAAGAATAGGCGAGACAAGAATCTTATCTTTTCCATTGACGCATGTAACCATATTTTCTTTATGCTCGGAAAATTGGTCGAAATTCCCGCTGAATTTGCTGCTAATCTCAATTTCTTCACGTTTAGAGCGCCGCACACTTTCAGCTTTACGAATGCCGATCAAGGTGACTTTACCTGCACCGGACATTTCTTTAAATTCAGCACAGCACCAGCGCATCGTTCGTGTAGGAATTATATGCTTTTTTAGAGCCATGTCATAAATAGACATTTTAGGCTTTATCAGTTCCACGTCTGGGTAATTCCTCTTCACAAATCGAATAACGTCCGGAGGGTCAATGCTCGTAAGGTTCATGTGAGCCTTGAATTTTACTCCTGCCATTACCGCAAGATGGTAGAGGACTTGACTATCCTTGCCGCCGGAGAAAGCTAAATAAAAGCCATTATCCGGGTCGTAGTCAAGTGCCATCTGTTCACATTTGCGAAGTAAAGCGATAGAGTAATCTATTTTAGATTGCAGATTCATTTGATTCCTTTCTATATTATTTTGATTCAACTTTCTGCCATCCAAACTTAAAAATGTCTGCTTTAAGACGGGATTCAACATCTATCTTGTTTAAGATATAGCCTTTAGAGTCTACATACTCTCCATCTATGATATATAGATATTGAGTACCCATTGCTGGAAGATATTTATGGGTTAATTTAGCACCACTTTGCATGGCTTTTATTGCTTCTCCTATATTCATATCTAATTTGTTTTACGCTAATTGTTTATCGAAAATCTTAATACATTCAAATAAATATTTTGCCACTGTTGGATTTACCGCATTGCCGATACTTCCAACTCTGTGTGACCAATCGGGAAACCCATCATCATTTCTAACAGTGCTATGCGCTGGGATTTCAAGAATCCTTTTTGCGCAAGTATATCCGACACTCGTATCTGATGTCCACTGTTTAAATATCGAGTTAATGCTTCCACATTTGCAAACGTCGCCTTGTAATCCGATTTTGTTGGAGTAGGCAATAAGATAAAGTCTTTCCCTTTTGTGTGGGTATCCAAAAGCGTAGTTTGATATACATTGCCATTCCGCATTATACCCGATTTTGGAAAGGTCGCATAGGACTTGTTCGAGACCGGAAATAGTGAGAGCTGGCGAATTTTCAATGATGACGTATTTAGGTCTAACTTCCCATATAATTCGGTACATCTCACTCCACAACCCAGAGCGCTTTCCCTTAATACCTTCACGTTTTCCGGCAACACTGATGTCTTGACACGGAAATCCTCCACTAATGATGTCCACATATCGGAGTCCGGTTGTTTTTGTAATATCTGTGAATCTTTCTGCATGAGGAAATTTGTTTTTTAATATTTCACCTTGAAATTTTTCTATCTCACAATTCCACAAAGTGTCAATTCCTGCCATTTCGGCACCTAATTCAAAACCGCCAATACCACTAAACAAGGAGCCGTGAGTCAATTTACTTTGCTTCATTTCTGTTCCGATAGAATACAAAATTATCTTCACATTCTCCGTTCTGATGCGTTATATATTCATTGGTGATGATTTCGGGGTGTTTTGGCAATCGGTAAACTAATCCTCCATACACCCATTCATCGTTTTTTGAGCGTTTCCCTCTGAATTTTATCATTCTCATCCTTTACCTCCTTTCTTCAATTCTGCAATAAGAGCATCGGCAAATTCCACAGAACTTACAGCAACCCCCTCAAAATCTCTCTCTCCAACCAGTACATCTCCATACTGATTACTTAATCGCCCTTGCATAGCAGCTTTTGCTATTTCATACCTGCGTTGTTCCCAGTCTATGGCTTTTTCAAATTCAAGTGCTGTTCCGGGTATTTTTCTACCGTCTTTTGTTATGAATGAACCGCATGAAACCAGCATAGTACCTGAAGGTTCAACATCTATGACCTCGCCGGTAGCCTTTACTTTAGCTTTAAGTTTTTCAGCAGCTCTCATTTGTCTCGTGTGTTCTGCTACACAAGTTTTACACCTGTTAGGATATGATTTGCTGAACTCTGAAATATGTTTAGTCTTTCCACATACTTCACACTTCTTTACTTCTAAATAATCCATATTTATTTTTTATTTGAATTAATGGTTGTTGGCTCATAGTACTTGCATTTGTCTGTTTCCGGATTGTATGCTGGCCATACCCATTGCAAACGTGTATCGGGTGGATCAGGCAAATAGCGTTTACAACTCTTGCGGATTGAGCAGGTAACGCCCGAACAATAACTATAATCTGTATTCATCGTCATAATGTTTTTAATTAGTTTACTGTTTTCTGAATGACTGCTCATTGCCGAAATTGATGATTAGCATCATTTCACGGAAACGGTCTGCAATTCGTTCGTCGTAATATTCTGCAATTTCTTTTGCCGTAAGATTGGATGAGACCAGCGTACAGAACTGCTCTTCATAGCGGAAAGACAGCATATCCATGGCGGCGGTTACGTAATCGCCATAATGAATGCTTTCTTTCGGTTCGGAGCCGAGTTCGTCGATTGCGAGTATTTCGATTTGGCGCAGCCTTTTGTAGCGTGCCACATCGGAGGTGTTGTCGCGTGTGGGATTGTTATACGCTTTAGCCAGCAAAACGAGTTCTTTAGCCGATACCATCATGTAGCCGCGTATCGGATATGCATCCGCATTGCCGTTATACCCCTCATCAGAGCGCAAGTAGTTTATAAGGTTTTGCAATGCACGCAGAATGGTGGTTTTCCCATTTCCGGCATCGCCGCAAAGGAACAATCCGAAAGTGGAGGCTTCCGATGTAATCCAATTGGAAATGTCCCAAAGGTGCTTTTTGTATTGTTCGGTGGCATTAAATTCCCTATGCCTATGAGCAACTTCCACCCGGCACGCTTCATATAGCATAGCGTAAACTTGCTTGGCGGTATATGGCAATCTAAAACGAGTTACCATATGTTTTCTCTTCATCAGATTTGAGAAGATTACCTCTGCGTTGATTTCTGCTTTCGGGTCTAACTTTATCATCTTTTCTTTTATTTTTATCATTTACAATTCTCAACCATGCGTTGAAGTGCTGTTTGGCATCCTGTAAGGAAGAATGCCGGTCTTTCCCGTCTGCCAGGCATTGTACCCGGAAGTCGTCAAGACTGCTGCGCAAAGAGGAAATATTCGTTGCATGAAGCACTTGTAATTGGTCAAGCCAACACTCGTCTTTTTTCAGTTCGGCAATTTCTTCATCGATAGTCATGGAGTAAGGCTCGTATTGCAGTTCGTTTTGCACTGTTGTACTACCTTGTATCGTTTGTGGATTGTCATTCTTTCGTGGCAGTTTTTCAGTTTGTTTGGGCTTTCTTTTCTCGATTAGGTTATAATCCCCAATATAGCAAACACGACGGCACTGTACGCATATACGACTATACCTTTCCTGAATACCTTTAGAAGTCAATACTTTTTCAGCGTCAAACAATTCTTTTGAAAACAACCCCAGTGTCAGGCAGGTTTTGATTACTTCTGATATATATGCCTCCTCAAATCCCGTAAGCTCCGAGCAAATGAAAGGCAACTCTTTATCCCACTTCATATAATACCCACTCTTGTAGATATTGCAGAGCAGCAGAGCATATACCGTTATAGCTTTTCCACCTTGATACTTGATTAGTTTTCTTATTTTAAGGTCGTTAAATATATCTATATCCAGAGGGAAATAGTCAAGACCTTTTTTAAAAGTTCGTGCCATATCTGACTTTTTTAAAATTCATTTCTCAAATAATCATCCACTTCACGAATGAAATCATCCAGCGAAAAGCACAGAACATATTTGTATTCTCCGTTTTCACATATTATCTTTTGCCATTCTTTTTGTGATGGAGATTGATAGCCACCTTTCTTTTTCATTTCAATGAGCAGCGCACCATAATCACGATTGCTTTTCAACAGAATCAAATCGGATACACCGGCTGTTACGCCCTCAGCTTTCAATTTGCCACCTGTAACAGTATCACGTCTTCCTCCGTTCGGCACAGCAAACAACCGGCCTTTTAACTTTGGATACTTCAAATTGAACCACTCTACGCAAGAGCATTGTATGCGATGTTCCTCATCGTCATATTTTTGCTTCTTTTTTCGTTTCCTTTCCATTTGAAGCATTTCCTCAAGTGTCATTGTCGCTTTGCTTTTCGGGTGTAACAATGGTGTCTTTTCCGGTCTTGTCTACTACAACTTTTTTCCCACCAACGGTTATCGTTGTCCTGCAACCTTCGGGGAGAGATTGTATGAAATTTCGTACAACAGGCGAATTGGCATTTTCACTGATAGTATCCGTAATGGACTCATCTGCGGCATATGGATAGACATCCATAATGGCAGTTTCCGCTACCGATGCAATTTGGTAGTCAGCCATTGTACCTTTCATACCTTCGTCCAATTTCTTCACTGCGTCACGCAAGTCGGCAACTTGTACCAACACCTGGGTAGACGTTTTTTTCTCAGCACCGCTTTTCTCGTCCAATGTGATGAAAACCAGCTTGCACTTGAACCAACGGTCGGCAGATTCGTCTTCGCATGGGAACAGTTCGCTGTAGTTGGCACGTTTGATGTCAGATACCGTGAATTCTCCTGAAATAAACGGTGTCATCTCTTCGATGATACGCGCTTCCGCTTCGGTGAAGCTGAGCGCGTCAACCAGATAGGGTTCCGTTACTTTCTTGTTCATTCCGTTATCCATTGTCTTTTCATAACGGATTTTACATTCAAACCACGTGTGCATCATGAGTTCATTTTTTCTTTGAGTTGTTTACTGACTACAAGTTTTACTGTTCGTCTAGCCGGAATGACTACCGTTGTTCTCTTGTAGATATTACGGGCTTTCCTTTCTTTTGTGATATAAGTCTTGATAGTGCCAAAACCACGTATATAGACACTTTCACCTTTACAAAGTGCTTTCTCAATAGCATCAAAAGCACAATCTACGGCTTGAATAGCCTGTGAACGACTAATAGTCGTATTGTTGATAACATGTTCAACGATCTCAATTTTTCTCATTGTTTTTATTTTTATTAAAATGATAGATCACTATTGTTTGGTCTACAATTCTCAGTTTTGTATTGAGTATTTTCAACTGATTTTTTCATTATGATTCTTGATTTAAATCCGCAGATAGAAGTAGGATGATGGCTGCAATGGCAAAACTCATTCCTAAAATGGCATACGTATATGCTTTAGAGGATTTGGATTCTAAAGCAAAATGAAAGTTAACAGCAAAAATGATGATATTCAAAACAATAAATATTATATCAAAATAGATTCTCATATTACTTTATTTACTGGTTACTATTATTTTTCCTCATAATCACAAATGCTAATAGGGATTCTTGTTAAATGTTAACGAAAGCCCATTTGTAGCGGCTGTTATTTCTATCTCTGGATATAATCTTTCTATTCCATGGATAAACTCCGTAGCATTGCTGTTATTGTCGGACAGATGCAGGAGTAGAATGTTGCATACTTGAGACAGGTCATTGGCTTGCAATGTGAGGAGACAGTTATCATAGGACATGTGCGACTTAATGGTGCGTTCGTAGCGTTTCTTGTCAATGCACCCGGCAGTGAAATTTGCATCAAGAATTTCCTTGCTATAATTGCACTCCAACATTACATTGTTAAGACCGGGAAATTTGTATTTTAGGAAATAGGTGTCTGTGGCAAACAGCACTGTTCCGCACTCTTCATGACGGATGAGGTATCCGTAAGGTTCCGCAGCATCATGTTGTACAGGGAACGGTATCACTCTAAATCCATTTATCACAACTTGTTCGAATGGTAACAGCCCTTTTGCCCAATAGCTGGAAGAGAAACCAAGCGCATGTTTTGTGCCTTGACTCATATAGCAAGGTATGCAGGCGTTTATAAAATCGCCCACACATTTGGCATGGTCGCCATGCTCATGGCTGACGATACAACCAACAATGCTGTTTAGATTGAAGTCAAGAACCTTTTTTACTTTGTTGAACTTAACTCCAGCTTCCACTGCAAGTACCTCACCAGTCTTTTCAGACTGGAAGAGGTAACAGTTGCCTGATGATGAAGAACCTAATACATGAAGTTTCATTTCAAATAGGATTAATAGCCCGGTCCATCATCCTCGGTTGAGGCTTGGTTTTCGGTACTTGTTTCACCTTGGGTCTCTTTAATTTCTCCTGTTTCAGGGTCAACACCTGCCGGAACTTCATTGGAAACCGGAGCTGCTGCATCATCAAAACTGATAGTGCCTTTGTTGGCTTGCGTGGAAATTTCTTTCGCAACCTGTTCTGTAACATCGACATAATCGGCGTCCTCTACATTTTCTTCAACGGTACGCATACCCATTGACAGTTCCGGTGAGTATGTATAGCACCAGAACGAGGCGGCACGGTAACGTAACATCTGTTCGGGCATAGTACGCCACTTGCTGCCGTTTTTGCTATACCAACCCTCATCAATCGCCATTTGTATGGTAACGGCTGTACCACGTAAGGCAAGTGGTGATTTTGATGTAACCGGTTTTCCGTTCTCATCATGCGTAACACCTTTAGGAGTAGTCCATGCCACACACTTGACATTTGCCACACCGTTATTGCAAACTCCACTTGATGTCAATTCAAACTTCAGTGGTTCAAAGCGTCCACAAGTATTGATAGTGGCAATTAGGAACTTGGACGACCAAGATGGGCGACCATATACAATGTACAAGTTCTGCATTACCATAAGAGGGGATGCTCCAATGCGTGTGGCCACATCGAATGCGATTACGCAGTTGGCTACTGCTTCGGCTTCAGAGACCGTTTTTTTAGGTCCTTCTCCGGTCTTACCGCCAACAACACCGCCAATGCGGTAACTTTCGGGTACAAGACTGGAATTGGCAAACATGGTGGAGAAACGGTTGAGCGTTTCAATGGTTGTCGGGTCAAAGAAGTTGATGCCAGCAGGAACGTTACTTTGATGTGTAACCGGTGCGATTTGTCTTTCGTTCATAATTCTAATAATTAAAGATTTAACTATTTATTTTACTGTTAGTTGACTGTCTGTTGTAACCTGCAAGAATATCATTTGTGCGTTGGAAGCAATGAATGTATTCACGCTTTCGGCACGGTCAATGAACATTGGAGCATAGACTTCGTAATGCCTTGCCAATGTGTTGGTGATGTCAATACCTGCGTTCACTTGCTTTGCTGTATTGCACGTACCATAGGACACACCATCAATTATAGGAATACATACTTCGTATTCGTTTCCGTCAAGAGTGGTATCGAAAAGTTTCCAGTGTACCATGCCAAACAGCGAGTTCAAACGGCTCTCACAATCATCAATGCGAGCTTTGGCAAACTTAGCAGCTATATATTCACGTTTCTCTATGTCGGCTATCTTCTGTGCGAGTTCACGACCTTCCTTTTCAAGACGCTCTATTTCTTTATCATAGTTGGCGATAATGGTACGGTTGTTTAGTTGGATTTCCAAGTTCTTAATAGCAGATTTCACCAACTCGGCACGTTCGGACAGTTCGGTATCTGTCTGAGTATATGTGATATTTGCTATTTCTTTTTCTATCTCATCCAAACGTTTCAGGTTTGCTGCATACGCAGGCAGCTCGTTTTCGTTGATGGCGGACGGTGTTGCTTTCGGGGTGGATTTCAGACGATCATACAGCCCTGCAATACATTCGTCAATGGCAGTAATCTTTTTGGAATGCTCTACAAGTTCTTCATTACGCCTGTTTAATTCCTCTCGGTATGATTCGACTTGTGTCGACAGGGATTTTCCACGTGATTGATTCTCTTTGAGCCTGTTTTGTTTATATTCTTCAAACTTTTGGAGAGCGTCTTGTATCATATTGTCGGGTAAAGGCTGACCGCAATGAGGACAGATATTATCACCGGTGTACTGTGTGGCACGAATGGATGCCCATTCGGAACGTAATTCTTCAAGTCTGCTTGTTGTTCCAGTTATTTCTTCGTTCAAATACTTGATGCGTTCTTTTGCACGGGTAATGTCTATATTGCAATCCGATCGTTCGGAATGAATATTCTTCAACTCTTTCTCGATTTCATTACGTGTTTCGTTCTGCTTATCGGCTTCCTCCTGACGACTTCTCCTTTCTGCGGCAAGAATATCCTTCTGTTGCTGTTCGATTTGCCGTTTTTCACGGTTCAGCGCAGCTTTTTTATCGATGGCAGATTGCTTGCGAGCATCTTCAGAATGCAGAAGTTCGTTTATTTCTTCCAGCTCTTTCTTTTTGTCGGTGAGCATTTCTTCCAATAAGTTCCAATCCTCGGCTTCTGGTTTCATCTTGTCCGTTTGGTCGATACGTGGCTTGATTTCATCCGCTTGCATTTTTAGACGTTTTTTCTCTGCGGCAATCTGCCGACGATAATCCGCCAATGATTTGCCACTCAACATGTCTACGAGAGCGGTAAATTCTGCATTTCCCTGCGCCAATTCGTTGTCTGTTTTGGCTCTGGCAATGGACATTAACACTTCACGTTGAACATCTTGTTTTAACGATAGGAAATACTCGGTATTGGTTAGCATCTTGAAAAGGTTCTCATCAATGATTTCGGCATTTATACGTTCCTTATACTCATTGACACGAACAGGTACGCCGTCCCATGTGCATTCGGTGACATTCCCCTTGAACACTTCCTCTACTTGTCCACGAGGTTTGACCCATTGCTCCTTATACTCTCGTTTGATGGTAATTTCCGTTCCATCAACGACTAATGTTCCCTCTACGGAGCATTCACAATGCTGTAGGGGATTGCCCTTTTCGTCTGTGGTGCGCAAGTTGAAGTCTTTACGGTCTTTGCTGTCCTTGCCGAAAAGCAGCCAACAGAACGCATCCATGTGCCTGGACTTGCCGAGACCGTTACGACCACAGATACGTGTAACAGTGCCATCTGTATGGAACTGTGTTGTCCTTTCTTTTTCTCCACGCCAGTTGCGAAGCGTGATTGATTTTAGCTGAATTGCTTTCATCTACTTTGATTTTTAATAGTGAAAAAATAGTGGGAGGAACAGGATTTGAACCTGTGTCCTGCTGCATCTTGGCCATTTGGGTACGTACCGCCGCTCTATCCGCTGAGCTATCCTCCCTTATCATTTGAAATAGTCTTGTTGTAACCTTTGTAGTGTACGCAGTTCGATTGTGCGGTATTCAATTTTGCCCGGACGCTTGCAGGGGGTTATTTTACCCTGCTTGCGCCATCTATCCACATTGCCACGCCCAAACATAGCGTATGCTTTTCGCTGGCTGACCATTTCGGGGTCATTGTGTGTATCGGCAAGCATACGGACTACAGAGGACGCTACATCGCGGACGAAAGTGTCATAAGTAACGGATTTATCGGGAAAATCAATAGTGAGCATAGGATTACGGATTAAAGTGAATACTCTGCACGATAATTTTCATCGGTTTTAATGAAATATGTAAGCACTTTTATTAGGGAACGTTTAGAACCGGGCTTGGCAATAGAGTCAACCAGACTTTCTCTCTTTTGCTTGTCTGTAGCAATAAAGATGTAGCCCACGTGTCTTGCTTCCGGTTTAAGAGGCTTGATTTGAGAATTTAATTTTTTGAAATTGATAGACATGATATTGTAAGTTAAGAGGTTATTTGTTTTCATTTTGAAACTCCATCCATGATATACGTACCAGTTTCCATGTGAGAAAGATGAATACAGCTGATACAAGATAGCCAATGAACGATGCGATGTTTCCAAGTATGATATGTGCCACAATGCTGACAACCACCGCAAAAAGCATGATGCAGGATAGTATCAGTTGTGAAATATTTACAAATTTGTTCATGATGATTACAAATTACGATATTCTGATTACTGTTATGATACGCTTTTCTCGGTCCGTTTCTGTCTGGTACTTACGATTCAGGATAAGTCCGAGGTCGGAAGCCTGAGCACGGACGCTCTTAGTCTTTTCAATGGGGAAAGTAACCGCTTTACCTACTTTCAAATCCGTTAAAGTTGGACGTACTTTTACTTGATTTTCTGCCATTTTATTTGTTTTTTATGGGTTATTGTTTAACTTTATAGTGCAAAGATAATCAATCTACTTGATTATAAGAGTAAATATACTGATTTAACAAGTAAATTAACTATTATTAAAATATGGAAACCATAAACGACAGGCTGCAATGGATTGTCAATGAAAAATTTGATGGCAATAAAGCTGCTTTTGCAAAAGCCATTGGAATCGTGCCAACAAGTATATCTAATTATTTAGGAAAGCAAAGAGCGTCTAAACCTTCCGTTGATATGATTGCTAAAATCGTCAATGTACTTAACGTGGACGCTCGTTGGCTTCTCACAGGGGAAGAGACAGCAAAAGTTGAGCAAGTTTTAACTCATGGTGATTTCTCACCGGCTTCAATCCATGGGGATGCGGTGAATGGCAACATGGATATTGCTGTTTTGCAAGAAAAGGTGAAACATTTAGAGGAACTTCTTGCAGAAAAAGAAAGATTGATAAGTGTTTTGATGGAACGGAAATGAGAAAGGGTTTAAGCTGTATAGGTCTTTGGTTGTGTCTGCTTTTAATTATAGGGTGTTCAAACTCTGATAGCCAACCTGAGAATGTTGAGGTATATTTGGAAGCTAATACCGACCGTGTTTTATTAAAGGAAGAAGGTGGTACAGCTTACATAAATATTGCTTCCAATACGAGGTGGACGATACTAGTTGAAAATGATGAAATACCGGTTATTGATTTGGATATTACTCCACTTGCAGGTGACGGAGATGGTGCTATTAAAATAACTTATGGTCGTGAGATAAACAAAGTACAGTGTGAACACGCTACTCTTATTTTTTATTATTATTCTGAAGGAAAAAGAGTAAGTAAGGAAGTGATTTTGACTAGGCAAGAAAATGATGGTAATAAAGATGAAGAGGGTTGGAAAACTTTTACAACTTTTGCAAAAGCTACAAATTCTTTTCCTGCTACATTTAAGACCATGGATGGGTATAAATTAATACCCACAGCTATTTCGATTTTCTCAACACCTGGTGATGTGTATTATATTGCAGGTCAGTATAAAGATTCTATGTTTGATATAGAAAAGAAAGAAATACATCTAGAGCTTTTGAGTGAACCTGTTTGTATAAGTGGATTATCAATTGGATTTGAGAGTGTTGATGCATACCCTTCAAATGCTCCTTTTCATTCATCTAATTATAATGAAGTTAAACCTGTACTTTTTGATGAACATACTATAATTATTCCTATGTTTTTCTGGGTTGCTAGTACGACTGATGCAATACAAGAAGAGTTAAAACGGCATTCCTTTATGTTGGTGTATGATTCTAATGGAAATTCTGATAGTAATTTGGGGGTGTGTTTGTTGCATAATGTTTCGGATGATGAATATAGGATAAGAACATTATATACTGTACAATATTGTGCGTTTGATATAGCGTCTGCAATTAGCCGATTTGAATCGGAGAAAGGAAATAAACCTAGTAGAATGACAATAGAGTATAAAGTGAATTCATTAAGTGATCGTTTAGAGGATGCTAGGATTGAAAAATATACTTTAGATTATAAATTTCAATAGAAAAACGCTGCTAACAAATAGTTGTACAATATTATAGAACTCGTTGAAAAGCAACGATAATTAGCTGCGGCGCAGGCAGCAATCGAGGAATAACGGTAGTTCCGATTTAGTTGTTGAATTAGGCTGTAATGACTTGTAAATAAGGCATTACAGCCTAATCTGTTTTCAGACGGTTCGTTCATTTGACCGCATAAGAATAGCCAAATGAACGGTATTTGCATACACCTGGACATACATTTGTGAATATAGGAGCATACACCAAAGCATACACCATTAAATTATTGATATATGGCTACATTTAAAGCAGTTGTAAGAAAGAAAAGAGCCGATGGCTTTTATCCGGTGTACATTCGCATCGTTCACCGTTCCAGAATGGGTTATATCAAAACTGATAAGCTCATTACAGATAAGCAAATTCTAAAGTCTGGAGAAATTAAAGATGCGGTAGTAAATGAATATTGTTCAAGGGAAATCCTGAAATACACCGATATGGCGAATCGCAAGGATATATCCGAATACTCTGTTTCAGAACTGATAGAGTATCTTACTCACGTAGAGGATAATGTTTGCTTTAGCGAATATGCAACCATGCATATCAATCGTATGATTTGCGAGGGTCACGAACGTAATGCGAAGAATTATCGTCTTGCTGTTAATCATTTGGAGCGTTATCTTGGAACAACCCATGTGATGTTTAATCACTTGACATCAACCGTACTAAAGAAATGGATTGCATCCCTTTCTTTAACCAATAGAGCCAAAGAAATGTATCCGACTTGTATAAGACAAATTTTTAAATGTGCGATAGCGGAATATAATGATGAAGAACGTGATATAATACGTATCAAGTTCAATCCATGGCACAAAGTTCAAATACCCAAGTCAGATACAACACTAAAACGTGCTATTAGCGCAGAGGCTTGTCGTGAGTTTTTCAATCGTCCGTTGCCTATAAGCAAAATGATTTCTTCCCTGCCAGAATTGGGAAGAGATATTGCTCTTCTTTCTCTTTGTTTGGGAGGTATCAATTCTGTTGATTTGTACGAACTCAAAAAGAAAGACTACCAAAATGGAGTCATTGGCTATAAAAGAGCAAAGATTAGAAACAGTCGCCGTGATGAAGGTTATATGGAAATGAGAGTTGAACCGTTTATCCAATCCACGTTTGACAAATACCTCTCTACTGATGAAAATGAAGAATATCTGTTTAATTTCCACAAGCGTTACAGCAATTCCGACAGTTTCAATGCGAATGTAAACATCGGAATACGAAAGATTTGTCTGGATATGGGTATGAGTAAAGAAGATTGTTATTGTTTCTATACATCCCGGCACACGTTCGCTACGATGATGCTTACCCTCGGTGCGGATCTTTATACCACGAGCAAACTGCTCGGCCATGCCAACGTGAAGACCACGCAGATATACGCGAAAATCGTTGACAGCAAGAAGACGGAAGCCGTCAATCTGGTAGATAAGGTGTTTGATTAGTAAAGCATTTTGAGAATCATGCTATTTTTAAGGATATTAATATTGAGATTCACTTTTACCACGCAAGCATTTTGAGATTTGTGTAATTTTTCAATGAAAACATTTTGAGATATGTGCGGATTCTCTTATCTTTGTCCCATATTGATAACTGTGCAGATATATGATATTCAAAAGGAAAATATATAATGAGCTTCTGCAATGGAAGCGGACGGATGAAGGCAGGACTGCCCTATTGATACAGGGTGCGAGACGTGTCGGGAAATCCACCATCGCTGAAGAGTTTGCAACTAACGAATACGAAACCCATATACTGGTGGATTTTGCCGCATGTTCGACAGAAATTCGGGATTTGTTCAATGACGTGTCCGACCTTAACCGAATTTTCATGCGCCTGCAACTGGAATACGCTGTCGAGTTGAAGGAACGGAAGTCTGTCATCATCTTTGATGAAGTCCAGCTTGCACCCAAAGCGAGGCAGGCGATCAAGTATCTTGTGAAAGACGGAAGGTATGATTACATAGAGACCGGCTCGTTGATTTCAATCCGAAAGAATGTCAAGGACATCCTGATTCCAAGCGAGGAGGTCAAACTCCACATGTTTCCCATGGATTATGAGGAGTTCAGGTGGGCACTGGGAGATACGGCCACTATCAGGCTGCTCCAAGGCTGTTTCCACGACAAAACATCCTTGGGAGATGCTACGAACCGCAAACTGATGCGTGATTTCCGGTTGTATATGCTTGTCGGTGGCATGCCGCAGGCCGTGGCAGCTTATCTTGAAACCAACAATCTGGAAAAAGTAGACAGTGTGAAGCGCTCCATAATAACCTTGTATGAGGATGACTTCAACAAAATCGACCCGACGGGAAACGCTTCCAAGATATTCCGCCAGATTCCGGCCCAGTTAACGGGCAATGCCAACAGGTATTTGGCATGGAGCGCAACGGATGGCACGCGTAATTCCGCACTGGCAGAGATACTTTCCGAAATCAGGGAATCGATGGTGGTCAACATGGCTTACCATGCCAATGACCCGAGTGCGGGAATGGCATTGCACCAAGACCCCAACAAATACAAGATGTTTGCAGGCGATACGGGGCTGTTCGTCACTCTCGCATTCTGGGACAGCAAGTTTACCGACAACACAATATACCATAAGCTGCTTGCTGACAAGTTGAGCACAGACCTCGGGTATGTCTATGAGAATGTTGTCGCACAGATGCTAAAGGCTTCCGGGCACGAATTGTACTATTATACTTTTCCCACCGGCAGCGGCAAGCATAACTATGAGGTGGACTTTCTGATTGCGGATGGTGACAAAGTAAGCCCCGTCGAAGTCAAGTCATCCGGTTATAAGGCGCATACATCGCTGGATGCCTTTTGCGGCAAGTTCTCTTCCCGGATAAGGAACAAATATCTGGTTTACACGAAAGATATGCGCAAGGACGGCGATGTCTTGTATCTTCCCGTATATATGACAATGTTTCTATGATTATGGACGGTATGCTATCGAATATCTCCCAACGGTTGCACGAAGTGAACACACTTCTTGCCACTTACGGACAAGGTGTCTTGTCTTTTGAACAGGTCTTGCCTCCGTCCCTGTTCTATCAGGATTTCAACGACACGAACCTTCTTGTCAAGGAGGCTGCCTGTCTGGTAAAGGAGAACCCCGGACAACTTCTGGACTTTTCCTCTTCCCTTCTTTCGGAAACGAACAAATACCTTTCACTTGACAGGACACCGTTGCAGGCGGCGGACTTTGAAACCCTTTTCAGGGAACACCTCAAACCGCTTGAATTTCGGTACGAGGGAGTGAAAGCAACCGCCACAAAATTATGGAGCGAATACTCGGCGATGAGCAGCCGGTTGGATTTCCTGCCTCTGGATTCGGAAGAATACAGGTCGCTTGATGCGGAATGCAGCACGGCAAAGGCGAAGTATGACGAGGCCCACGCTCAAGCGAACCTGTTATATAAAGAATGGGTGCAGGAGCGTGACCGGAATTTCTGTGTCTGGAGTTTCAAACCGGTGTTCCTCGACGTGCTGGTGGAGCGTCTGCAGGGAATCGCCGGAAGCATCATCTCCGACATCAGACGCATGAAGGAGGGGAAGCCATGAACCGTGCAAGCCTGCTGCAAGAGACCGCCGCATGGATGGACACCGTTGACCTCGCCCTGTGCCTGTTCATCTACGAGGTGTGCAACGACTACCAGTTCGAGTACCTGTCGGGCAGCGACTTCGTGAACTTCCTGAACCTGAAACCCACCGGACGGGCGGTCATCGTGCGCCCGAAAGAGAACCTTCGCGTCTGTTACATGGTGTTTTCCATCGCCCGTGCCATCAGGCCGCGCGAGCGCGGGAAACTCTGGTCGGAAGAGTTCCTGAAACGCTGTGGCATATCCAAGTCCTACTACGACAAGCACCGTAGCGACGTTTGCAACAAAGGTGCTACAAAAGAGAACCAAGATTTCCGCAAATCCATCGACAAGGCCGTTGAAAACGCAAGACGGCTGAAAGGCACCCCATAACCGCCCGCCGTTTCCCCATTCAGCCCGGTATCTCCCCATTATAGCCATGCGCTATACCGTTCATACACAACGGTATGGCGCATTTTCTTTTTATATACTTTCCCCATTCGTCCCCCATTGGCCCACCTTGGGGCAAACTTAACTTTGCATCGGAAACAGAAGAAAGGAAAAGTCTGAAAAACAGCAGATTCCGATTTTAAGAAAGTACAAGTAACAATAAAAATGAACGTATATGGAAAGTGAACGCAATTTAATGACCACCACGGAAGCGGCCCGCTACCTCGGACTGAAGCCCAGCTATCTCTACAAGATGATGATGCGCCGCGCAATCCCTTACTACAAGCCGGGCGGCAAGCTGTGCTTCTTCGCCAAGGAAGACCTCGACGCATGGCTGAAACGGGTACGGGTGAAGTCGCAGGCCGAGATTGACAGCGAGGCATCCCGCTATCTGGTGGCACGTGAGAAAGACAAATGATTCATCAACCTTTTTTAGAACAATGCAGTCATGGACAATTCAAAGAACATGGAACCGGGTATCAGGAATACCGCGGTTCAGGATTCCCCGAACAAGGAACAGAGAAAGAGGGCAGACCCGCAATCAGCGCGAAGGCGCAGACCATTCTGGACTTCCTTCGCGGCTGTACCCCCTACGAGGCAGATTCCATACGGGTAATGGTCGGCTACGGAACGGGCAATGGCGATACCGCAACGATTGAGGCGACAGACATGCTGGCCGTCAACCGCTTTCTCAACCACGGGCTTACCAAGGAAAACGGGACAGATGGCGAGGCCGTGATGAAACACCGTCAGGAACGCGCGCAAAAACTGATGGAAGCCGTCAAGGATTTTGTCGACATCGGCCAGCTCTGCCGCGTCAGCGTCGCGCTGATGAAAATCTCTTCCGACTTCAAGGCGGTGGAGGACGCACGGGGGCACCTGCAATCCCAACCCGCCGCCAACGTGAACCGGAACTGATGTCAAACCGGAACGGGGTATCGGACGGGCAAGGAAACTTCCACGCACGACATCTTGTCGAAACTGTTGCAGGCTGTTCCGGTACTCCATTCCCTTATTTTTACTGAATTATGCAAGAAAACAAAAGGAACAAGGAAACATCCCTTTTCAAGAAGCCGCAGGGATTCCGTACAATCCGCATCCGTCTTACTGCGGAGGCAATCGAATGGCTCGGAAGGACAACGAAAGATGACGACGGCAATACAATCGGCAACCACACTCTTTTTTATGACCTGCTCTCACGGATGCGACTGTCACCCGGCAGGGGTGATTCATTCCGCAGGCCGCAGGAATTGCAGCCCGGACAGTTCCAGTTCTCGGAAACCAGACTCGCGGAGGAATGGAACATAGGGAGAAAAAGAATCCGCAATCTCCTTGCAACGATGGAAAGGCTGGGCATGATAGCGGTGGAGGCTTCCAAAACCGCTTCCGTCGCTTCCATGACCTGTATCGAGGAATGGACGGACTTTCAGAACCGCCGCATCATAAACCTTTGCAATCCCGCCCTGAATGGCATTTGAACGGCCTTTGAATGGCATTTTATCCGGCAGCGGAGGCACGCCGCAGGAGAACTGAAAACGTCTTTCAGTTTCGAGATATGCCAAGGTATCACCTCCCTTCGGTCAGTCATCCCTTGGCGCTCTCGCGGCTCACTGGCAGTTCGCCGGTGGCGGCACTCGCAAGCTCGCACCGCTTAATCCTTATAAAATAACAGTTATGACAGAAGACAACAAGCAAGACATAGAATTTCCGTCCGGCGGTAGCCGTACCGAATACATCGGTGCCAAAGTCACCGCGGAACAGAAACAGTACATCCGCCGCCTTGCCGCCGAGTGCGGCATGACCGTCAGCAGCTACGTGCTGGCAAGGGCTTTCAATTACAGACCGAAAGCGAGGCTGACGGCAAGGCAGGAGGCGGTCATGGAGACCCTTATAGGATGCCGCAGCGACCTCGTGAACTACACGTCCGCGCTCCGTGGCATGAACCCCGAAAAGCGCAGACAGATGTTTAACAGTTACCCTTTCATGCTCGAATGGCTCAAGGAACTCGGCAGGCTGGCCGAGCGTGTCACGGACGTGCTCGACAAGGTACGGTTTTCCAACCGCCTGCCCGACGGGACAAGGAACGGTGAAGACGGGGAGGGCGAGCCATGATAGGGAAAGCGAAATCCATCTCCCACGGGATAAATGACATCAGGTACATCACGGGAGAATCGAGGAACAAGAAACATCCCGAACGCATCTTCCACGTGGGGGACACCCTGCTGACGCCCGGTCTGGATGCCACGGGTATATGGGATTCCATGCGGCTGACGCTGGAGAAGTCCAAACGGGTCAGAAATTCCGTCATCCGAATCGAGGTCAGCCCCGCGCCGGAACACACCAAAGACTTTACCATTGACGACTGGCAAAGGTTGTGGGACGACTTCACGGATGAGTTCGACAACATCGAACTGCTTGACAAGAACGGCAAGACCTATTCCCCGAAAACCGACCTCAAAGGCAGCAAGGGCACGGTGTGGCTGCATCTGGAATCCAAGAGCGGCATTCCCCACCTTCACGGCGCGTTCTGCCGTATTGATGAACAGGGAAATATCAACAACGACCACGACATACACCTGCGGGCACAGCGGGCAGCCGAGCGTGTGGCCTTGAAACGGGGCTGGACGACTGCCGCCGAAGTACGTGAGACGAACATCGGGCAGGTGAACCGGGACTGCATGGAAACCCTGCAATCCATGAAAAGCTGGTCATGGGACGAGTACGTGGCCAGACTCCGGAGCAAGGAATATGAGTTTTGGGAGCTGCGCGACAACAAGAAGATATTGCGCGGTTACGTGCTGAAGAAAGGCAACGCTAGATACAAGGCTTCCGAACTCGGCAGGGGGCGCAACCTCATGGCGACCAAGCTCGAAAGCACGTGGAAAAAACTGCACGCGGCTCCCAAGGCAAGGACTGTTTCGACACAGCCCGCCGCAAGGAAACCGGTACCGGCTACACCTCGGACAATTCCGGTTCACGCGCAAGGAACGGCACCGGTTCCGCAATACACCGGCTATCGTCCCGGCACCAGCCCGTACCATATCGACATTGACGGGGAAAGCCGCAGGTTCTTCATTCCCGATGAAGCATTGGACGTATTCAATGACGAGTTCGACTACCGGGAGACAGCCAACAGCCGTGACCTCACGGACATGGCGGCGGCACTTTTCGTCGGGATGCTCGATACTCCGGCGGTTCCTTCGGGAGGTGGCGGGGGCGGTGATTCCAACGACCTGCCTTGGGGAAGACGCGAGGACGAGGACGAACGGGAATGGGCACGCCGGTGCGCCCGTGAAGCGGAAAGGGTGATCGGAAAGAAACCGAGGACAGGACGAAAAAGATAACAGCCTATGAATAAAAAATTCGATTTCTCGGAAATAGACGGGGTACTTCCGGCTGCCGAAAAGATGCAGGAAAGAGACCGCATGACCGACGCGCTGGAAAACAATTATGAAGCCGTCCGCATTCTTAGTGCCAACGTGGAAAAGCTTGAAAACAGACTTTCGGAAGCCCTGCCCAAAATGGACGGGGCTGTTTCTTCCCTGCGTGGGGCGAGCACGGTCACAGTCGGCGAGGAAGCGAGAAAGACGCTTGAACAGGAGGGAGAGAAAATCTGCCGGAAGATGGCTGACAGGATGGAACGGGAGTGCGCAAGGCTGGCCGGACGCCTCGCGACGAATGACCGTGTGCTTATCTCCGCAACCGCTTTCTGGTGCATGATATTAACAGTCATTATTCTGTCTGCTTTTTTTGCTTGCATAATTGCAGCTAACAGTTATCTATTCCAGAACGCATTGTTATGGAAAATAGCAAGTTGTTTTGTTGGTTTATGGATATTGTGTATGATAATTACCGTCTTCATTTGTCGTAAACTTGAATGCTCTAATTAGAGTTCCCTGAATAATTTACTCATCTCCAATACCTCAACACGCAAATCCCTGCATCGGTATAATTATTCTCCGAT